ACCCCAATTACGGGGTGCACGGTGTTTATCCATCCTTTCGAATGGATGCACACCTTTACCTTTCACACCAGTGGAGACACGATATGACGGATCTTATGTCATGTGAGGAAGCTTCAAAGCTAGAACTTCTTCACGCACTTGACTCTGAACATCTGTTCAGGATCCGTTATAATCGTGCTGTCTCGTGCTCTGATAGATTGTCTTACATCGCTTATAAGATTCTACCGTACGACCTTTTGAAGTCATTTGTTCTAACATTTGACCCCACTTGGAAGTTTCGGATAGGATCTGGCGTTGTTACACCTATCAATCGTTCAAGGTTTCTACGAACTTTTTCTTCTTTGGACATTCGTACAAGGAAGACAAGTAAAAGACAAGATGACGAACTACGAGGAATCGTAGGCGGCACTTGTTTCGTATTAACCCCAGTTAGTACCCAATCTCTTGCAGAAACGACTGTTGCATTACCAAATCAACAGGCGAATCTGTCAATTGTAAAGGATACTACCCGACGTACTCGTCCTATAGGTTCAGACCAAGGTGAACTTGATTTATTCAAGAACACCCATGCCTCTCCTATTAAGCGTGTACATCGAACGGCTACAAGCTACTCTCAAACCCTAGTTCCTGGATGCGCTCAGCTCTATACCAATAGAACTGGGCTCTTCATGAAAGGGATTGATGCTTATAGCGGCGCGAGATTCAATGACATCGATATCGACGCCCTAATATATCCAGGCTATACCGAGTTGACCGGCTTAATGTCTCAGCGCATAGATTCTATGCTGTCTAAGACCTTGCCCTCATCTCGACGCTTGACTATATTTAGAAGCGTTGCTGAATTGAAGGATTTGCCTCGTTCTCTTTTTTCGTTAAAGAGTTCGTTGCAAGATTTCATTCAGAGTTTGCACCACTTGCCAAAAAGTGTCGTCGAGTTGATTTTCTCGGCCGGCTCTTCTAAGCACATACCAGCAGAATATTTATCCTACTGGTTTGGATGGCGCCAACTTTATAACGACGTCATTGGAATGTTGATTCGCCCGAAGACAATTGGGAAGGAAGTGAATTACCTTCTCGAACGTCGGGGTAAACCAACAACGTTTCGCTCACGCGACAAAGTCGCGGGAACCGTAACGACAACTCCCTCTTGGGTCTACGACGCCCCGAATACTTCGCTTTCGTTGCTCGAAACTTTACAAAGTTTTGATCCAACGACGACGAGGCATGAGAAACATCACGAGTTCCGTTTAGTTATAAACGCAACTTTCGATTTTCCTCATATCGGAGTGCCACTTCTCAAGGAGAAACTTTTCCTTGAAAAGCTGGGAACGTCTCCAAGTGCTACGGACCTCTACAATTTAGTTCCGTGGACATGGTTGTTGGATTGGTTCTCCGGTCTTGGAAATTATATCGAGTTAATCGATACAATTAACAGGGCTGAAGACCTATACAACTGGGGCCTACTCACAGGTATTACCTATGGGTCGGTCAAGACGGTTCGTAGATCCTATACTGATGACACTCACGCAACTAGTGGCCCAGGATGGTCTGCCAACATTGTTAAGAGAAACAATTTTGTGCATACCTCTATCTTGGACTACAAATTGCAAGCCCGAAAGGACGTTGTGAGTGCCTATGGTGTGAAGTCTACTCTTGCTACGTCGACGCTTTCGGCGTATCAAGCTTCCATTATCGGTGCGATAATTATGTCGTACCGGTAACTTCTTCATTGGTTAGCTACCAATGAGTAAACCCACGAGGAGTCGTCATGTTACCCGATCCTGTCACTATAACTGCTGCAGCTCCAACACCCCAGCTCGTATTTGCAAAAATACGTTCTGATGGTTATGGATCCGAAGCGGTTGATTCAGGGGGAAATCCTTATTTCGCCCTTATCAATCATACTCCGGGGAAGAATGGCAATCGGCATTATGTGAAAATTTCACAGAAGCTGGATGCCGTTAATCCTTACAGCGGTTTAACATCGCCTATGACGGCGATGGTTTCGCTGTCGATTTCACGTCCTCCTTTTGGATTCACTGATGCGCAGATGATTGCATTAGTGACCCTCTTGAGGGACTATGTTTTCGACAGTGAGGTGACCCCAGCCAAGCTTCTGCAAAATCAATCCTGATTTTGCATAACCTGGAGTGTCTCGTTCAGAACACTCCAATTGTGGAGTGCATATGAGCGATCTTCATTCGAAGAGCAAATCGGCGACATTACCATTTGATATTCTTCTTATGGTAATGCTCGTTCTTTTTGCTACACTCTTACTCACTTCTTGCAAAGGAAATTTGCTCACAATTGATCACGGTACTACGAATAGTACTGTGCCTCAATCTGTGCAAACGACCCGCGCTTCGTGAGAGGCTGGTAGGCTTTCGGGCTACGGATTGGTACTAGCATGACTCGGAATATTCAACCTCAAGGAGGCGAATATGAAAAGTCCGATAGTACTCCTTCGCAGTCTCTTCATTGATTTGAAGAGACTGGAGCCTGGTGTGAAAGGTCTCGACCGTGATTTAGAAACGGTCGAGAAAAGGTTCAAAAACGAAGGTGATGGATTCTTAACCATTACCTTACCTTCCCTTTGTGATTCCCTCGATGAGGGTCTCTCAACCGGAAAGTTCTCTAATCCTCTCGGTTTTAAAAGATTGAGAGGAAGAGCAATCCCGATATTCCTATCAGGTATGCTCTCAGAAGTTTTTGATCCTGTCACTGGGAATCTTGATCCATCCGCCTCTCTATCGATTGTAAAATCGCTTAGAGAGTTCTTGAGGATGTTCAAGAAACTTGCTCTTGACGATGACCAGGTAATTACACTTGATCGTTTCGCCAAGTCCAAGTTCTTTGATTGTGAAGAAACTTGTCGCTCATCTTATTCGTTTGATGAACGACAACTCTTCATAATCAGACGTGTAAGTAGTTATATACTCCCGAATATCGAACTTTTCGATAGACGTGATCTTAACTACAAACACGGTCCCGGTGCCGTAAGTGAGCAATTGATTGGGAACCAGAAGTGGTCCTCAATTGTTGGTCATCTTAACCAACTTGATGACTTCGGTTTCGACTGTATGACTTATCAGTCGAACTTATATCATCAAAATCTCACCTGCGGTTCTTTGAGCGATAGTGCTAGGCTAATTAGTGTGCCGAAGAATTCGAAATCTCGGCGCACTATTACTGTCGAGCCCTTGTTGTCTCAATTTAAGCAACAAGGTTTAAATATCCTACTTCGCCAAGAAATTGAGCGTTGTAGTATATTACGACAATGCCTCTCACTTACCAACCAATCCAAGAATCAACACCTTGCATTGGAAGGCTCCCGTACCGGTGTATGGGCTACAATCGATCTTACTTCTGCATCGGACTTACTTTCTTCTCAGATTGTAAGTCTAGTGTTTGAAAGTAAGCCTTCTTTCTTAGAAGGTCTCTTCGATTGTCGCTCTACTTCCGTTTCGTGTGATTCTATTACACGATCGGTCGTAAAGTATGCCGGTATGGGTAACGCTACTACGTTTCCTGTTCAGAGTGTTGTTTTTGCTGTTTTAGCAATTTCAGCACTCCTTGGTAAGCTTCCGCCTACCTACAGAAACGTTAAGCGTGTCGCTCAATCCGTTAGAGTATATGGGGACGATATCATTGTCCCTTCTAACGGATCACACCAAGTCGTAGATTGGATAACTAGTGCTGGCTTAATCGTCAACACTAGAAAATCTTTCCTTGTTGGCAACTTCAAGGAAAGTTGTGGCGTTGATGCATTTCGTGGAGTCGATGTGACTCCACTTTATGTCCGACACCATCCAATCGCAATCTCCAAAGAGGAGCCTACCACCATAGCTCATTATGTATCGCTCTCCAACCAAGCTTGGTTTAGAGGGCTTTACACTTTGAGCGCCTGTTTTAAATCGTTAGCTGAAGAAGCGTTAAGAAGCTTTCTTCCGCTTGTACGATCTGATTCAGGTGTGTTAGGGTTACATACCCGTCTTGAATATTCTACAATCCAGAGATGGAACGCAGAATATCAGAGGCCAGAACTTCGTGGCTTCATGCTACTTCCTATATATAGGAAGGATAGCATTGACGGATATGCAGCTCTCTTGAAGTGCCTAACATCTACGTCTTTAGATGTAGATCCCAAGCATCTCTTGAGAACTCCTGTGCGATTCAAGTCTAGAATCGCACGGAGATGGGTGGCCGCGTAAAAAGCGGTTCTTATCATGGTAGTAAAGTACTACCTCAGAGAGG